AATTCATGTCGGCCAAGAAACCCAGCTAAAGGTTTACAACAACACTGGCAGCACGATTTCCAAAGGCGCACCGGTCTACATTACGTCAACTTCTAGCGGGTTTGCCTATCCTTTGGTGGCATTGGCACAAGCCAATACGCAAACCACAGGTAACGCCATTGGATTGGCAAATCAAGACATTCCTACGGCTACAGCCGGTTATGTAGTCATTGCTGGTCTAATTAACGGTCTAAGCATTGGTTCCATGACAGTCGGGGATACGGTTTATGTAAGCCCGTACTCTGCTGGTCAGCTAATGAACACCTACCCGCCGACAGGGTATCCGGTGAAAATTGGTGTTGTTGCGTATGCCAACAGCCCTAATGGGGCGATTTACGTTAGCCAATCCAATTCGTATGTCTTGGCTGGCAGCGTAGTCGGCACACTTGCTATTGCGAACGGAGGCACAAATGCTACAACGACTCCGACTGCGGGCGCGGTGGCGTTCGGCACGGGCACGGCTTATTCGTTTACTGCGGCAGGCACTTCAGGGCAAGTCTTAACTTCGGCTGGCTCAGGCACACCAACATGGTCAACGCCTACAGCTTACGCAACGGTCACCGATGACACAACCACCGCATCGGTTCGTTATCCCTTGTTTGCCAACCAAACAAGCGGAAACATCTCAACCGAATACACCAGTTCCACCAAACTGCAATACACGCCTAGCAGCGGACTATTGGCAGCCACCACGTTTAGCGGCTCAGGCGCAAGCCTGACAAACATCCCTAATGCGGCGCTGACCAATTCATCCATCACTATCGGTTCAACTGCGGTCAGCTTGGGTGGTACAGTCACCACAATTGCAGGCTTGACATCGGTTACTAGCACGACATTTGTCGGTGCGCTGACCGGAAATGCAAGCACAGCTACATCGGCGACCACGGCCACAAACGCCACAAACATTGCCATCACGGACAACACAAGTTCAGTATCAACGTATTACCCCGTCATTTCGTCCGCAACAACTGGAAATGTCGGTGCAACCACATCGTCTACCAAGCTAAGTTTTGTGCCTAGCACGGGCGTATTAACCGCAACATCATTTGCTGGCGCGGCAACAGGATTGACCGGCACAGCCTCAATAAACATCAACGGTACTGTCGGGGCAACAACAGCAAATACGGGCGCATTTACTACATTGAGCGCTAGCAGTACGGTCAGCGGTACGGGCTTTAGCACTTATTTGGCTTCGCCTCCAGCTATTGGCGGCACGGCAGCAGCAGCCATCACCGGCACAACAATCACGGCAAACACGCAATTTTCTGGCCCTCACAACGGAACCGTTGGCGCAACTACTGCTAATACGGGCGCGTTCACCACGCTCTCAGCCACTGGTGTCATCACATCAACTGTGGCAACGGGTACTGCGCCATTCACAGTTGCAAGCACCACTCAAGTCGCCAATCTGAACGCGGCCACGGCTGGAACTGCAGGAAATGTAACTGGCACGGTAGCTATAGCTAATGGTGGAACAGGTCAAACCACGGCGGCAGCAGGATTTAATGCTTTATCGCCTATCACTACAACTGGTGACCTAATCCTTGGAAATGGTACAAATAGCGCAACCAGGTTGGCAATTGGCACGAATGGCTATGTCCTAACATCAAACGGGACAACGGCTTCTTGGGCTGCGGCAACTGGTGGCGTAACACAAATTATTGCGGGGACAAACGTCACCATTAGCCCAACGGGTGGCACTGGCGCGGTGACGATTAACTCTAGTGGTGGTGGTGGTTCGCTAACGATTAGCAATGACACATCTACGGCTACAAATCTGTACCCAACATTTTTGTCGGCCACATCGGGAACTGCATCAACAATTTACACTGGCAATGCTAATTTGCTCTATAAGCCATCAACAGGCGAATTGGCAGCAAATGAAGTAACGGCAATGAATGGCCTATTTTTGAATGCAAAAACCATTTCGTCAAATTACACTATTGCAACCAATTACAACGCGGGTTCATTTGGGCCTATTGCTGTGGCAAGTGGTGTAACCGTTACTGTGTCTTCAGGTTCTGTGTGGACGATTGTCTAAAAAGAATTTATGACCATTTCAATATCAGGAACAAACGGCTTGCTTCAAGCCTACGATTATTTAGTGCCAACAACAGCATTTGCTTATACATTTGCGGCTGGCACTCAAAATCTAATAATGAATCCTGCTGGTACATTGGCTGCGGGAACTATTACAATGCCTGCAACGCCTGCAGATGGAATGACCATTCGGTTTAGCACAAGCCAAACCATTACTGCGTTGGTGGTTGCCGCAAATACTGGACAAAGCATTGTGTCGGCTGTAACAACATTGGCCGCTGGTGGTGGCGCAGTATATATTTATCGTCTATCAAACACAACGTGGTATAGAACTGTATGACAACCACAATTAGCGGAACTTCAGGCATTACATTTCCTGCGGGCGGTGTGGGGAATCCTGCTGGCGCGGTTGTTGGATTGACTGACACTCAAACATTAACCAACAAAACGTTGACTAGTCCAGTTATAATAACACCAACCATTAACGGCACATCTTCAGACCCCAATTGGAAATATGTAATTTGCCGTTTTGATTTTGAAGGAGCAAATGGAGATATAGCTGCTTACAACTATGTAAATGGATTAACTGCTCTGACAAATAGCGCGGCACTATCAACTACGCAAGTAAAATATGGCACTACATCTTTGGCTTGCAGCGGTGGAGCAACATTATCACTTCCGCAGCTAACTTCGGCTCTTCCATTGGGAATACAAACAAGTAATTTTTGTATTGAGCAGTGGATTTATCCTACATCATTTACAAATGCTACAGCCGCAGGAATGGTTGAAATTGGAATTAGTTCAACTTCGCGGCTTGCGTTTTATTTCACGTCAGCTACTCAAGCCAATTTAAGACTTAATGCAACAAGTAATTTGGTAACGTTATCCACTATTGGCATCAGCTTGAACACATGGGCACATATTGCAATTGAAAGAACATCAACAGGTGCAAACGGATTAAAACTGTATGTAAACGGTACGTTGCAAGGCACATTCACTTATGCTCAAAGCATACCGTCAACATGGAATCTATATATTGGCAGCACGTTTGATGGCTATCCTATGGCTGGATATATTGATGATTTTAGGTTTACCGCGGCTACTGTGTATGGCGCAGCGTTTACGCCTCCTGCTGCGGCATTACCAGTATCGCCTTATGTAATTACAGGCATGGGGCCAATTGGTCTATAACAAATTTTTGGAGTTAAATCATGGGTTCATTAGTCTTTCAAGCAACGCTCGGCGGCCAGGTTAATCTGAACGGCCCTAACACCGCGTCCACATTTGACATTGCTGTGCCCGCCACAACGGGAACAATGGTCACCACCGGCGACACAGGGACGGTCACCAATACGATGCTTGCTGCAAGCGCGTACACCACGCCTGGCACAATTGGCTCAGGAACGGCTAACAGCGGCGCATTCACCACATTAAGCGGCACAACTTCTGTCACCACGCCAATCGTAAAAAGTGCCAGTTCGTTGACGTTCCAAAGCAATGGCACAACCACGGCTGTCACCATAGACGCAAGCCAAAACGTGGGGATTGGTACTACTTCGCCGGGGTACAAATTAGAAGTTGCGGGCGGTGACGTTAGAACAAATACAACGTCATTTTTATACGCAAATACACTTCGTTTGCGTGGTTCTGACACATTTCAAATTTATGAAGGCGCGGCATCAACTAATTTGCAAATAGGCACAGCCAGCGGTGCTTTATTATTTTCCCCAAGTACCGCAGAACGGATGCGTATCACTTCTACTGGTGATGTTTTAATTAACAAAACTAGCACAACTTCAAATGGCAAGTTGGAAATGAGTTTTAGCGGGAACGGCTATATATCAGTTAATACTGATACGGGAGGCACGGCTAGAAATGATATTTATTTCATTAGAAATGGCTCAAATGTAGGGGCAATTCAGACTACGAGTGTGGCAACTTCATACACCTCTGTTTCTGATTATCGCCTTAAAGAAAATATTACACCAATGACAGGCGCATTGGCTAAAGTTTTTCAATTAAAACCAGTTACATACAAGTGGAAATCAGATGGTTCTGATGGTCAAGGTTTTATTGCCCATGAATTGCAAGAGGTGGTTCCTGATTGCGTATCAGGCGAAAAAGATGCCGTAAACGCTGATGGCAAACCTGCCTACCAAGGCATTGACGTATCGTTCCTTGTTGCAACCTTGACCGCAGCTATCCAAGAACAGCAAGCCCTCATTACTTCCTTGACAAACCGCATTGCTGCGTTGGAGGCTAAATAATGGCAAATTTCACATGGAAAATTCCTGAGATTTCCGCTACAGACGGGTTGATTACTCATGCGAAATACCATGTGACAGCCCAAGTAGACAATGAATCGGTAGAGACTGAGGGCAACTGGTACTTTAATGAGCCAACCCTAAAAACGCCGTTTGCCGATGTGACTGAGGACATGGTTGCAGGCTGGATTGAAGCAGAGTCTTACAAAGACGGGATAAATGTTATAAAATCAGGGTTAGAGGAACAACTGGCGCGTAAGTCGAATTCTGTTGTGCCTCCTTGGAAACCGCAAGTGTTTACCCTGGAGCAGACATGACAGCCCCGATTGATATCATTTCTCGCGCACTCAAGGACATTGGCGCTTTAGAAGCCGGTGAAACACCTACGCCCGAAGCGGCGCAAGATGCGTTTGAAATGCTCAATGACCTTATCGACCAATGGTCGAATGAGGACATGATGACTTTCTACAAGACGGAAATCATCTTTCCCGTTGTCAATGGACAAACGCAATACACCATCGGCCCAGGCGGTCAAGTTGGCGCAGTTTTTACCGGCTCAATCACCGGCACAACCCTTACGGTTACGGCCATTACATCGGGCGCAATTGCCATAGGGCAAACCCTAAGCGGCACAGGAATCACCGACGGGACTAAGATTTTGTCGTTCCAAAGCGGCGCGGGCGGCAATGTCAATGAGGCGGGGACATACACCGTCAATTTCTCGCAAAACGTATCGTCCACCACGAT